GGTCCGAGAGCAGGCTCGGCGGTTGGACGCCCCAGCAAGCGAGGACGGTGTCGTCATCAAGGCCCACCCACACGCGCGAGGACGATTGCATCGCACTGCTCATTATCGTTCGATCTTTAACAGGCAGCTTTGCGAAGTGCTCGGGATAAATCAAGTCCCATGCTTCCTGCCCGGTGAGGCGAACTATGTGTGCGGTCATCGACGCTGGCCCCCGTCGCCGACGGTGATCTCCGGGACCACACCGAGGATGGTCGCCGGAAGGGGTTGAGGTTGCTGGAGGCAGATTTGCCCGGGGATGGTGTAGGTCGGGTCCATCTGGATGAAGGCGTCGCCGGAGACAAGGTCCGTGACCACCTGCGAGGGCTGGCCGGTGAGCATACCGGAGACCTCGCCGATGATCAGGTCTTTCATCGGTTGGAGCGTGGAGAAGAATGCGCCCGCGTAGAGGCCCAAGGTTTCGGCGACCTTGACAGTGAGGCCGTTGATCTTCTTCAACTTGCCCTGCACCGTGGGGTCGCCCATTTCGATCGGGAGCGTTTGGAGCTTGCAAGTGTAGCCGAGGCCAATGACGACCTTTGAGGCCGGGGTCGCGAGAGTGAACTGGCCGGAGACTGGCATCACGAACGGCGGGATGACCACCCCATCGGCGAGCCCGGTGACGACCTGCCCGCCAAGGAATTCGGCGCCGGAGAAGTTGGTCGCAGGGGCCCCGGTGTAGCCGATGCCGCAGTCGACGCACCAAGCGTCTTCGACGCCATTGGGGAAGGTCCGCTCAGCGATGCGCTCAATGTACTTGACCGACTGGCCTTGGATGGTTCGCTGGACCACGGTGTAAACGGCGTCAACTTCGCCCGCTGTGGATGTGGCCTCGACGACGGTCGCTACGGACTTGTAGGCGCCATTGGGCGTTGTAGAGTGGGCCCAGCCAACGAACTCCTGCTCCTTGAGGAACGTCAGGGTCAGCATGGTGCCATCGGAACGGACCGCCCAAACGATCTTGAAGGGCTCCTCGGCCCAGGCCCATTCGTTGACGGTGTAGCCGTAGAACAGATGTGAGGAGATCGCCGAGATGTCCGTGCCGGTGAAGACGTTGGCGTAGATATTGAACGCGGAGTCGCGGACGATCGAGCCCTTGGCCTGGACATACAGCACGTCGAAGTTGGCGACGATCGGCGGGACGTCGGAGATGCCGTTGAAGGACTGGGCGTTGGCGACTAGCGCCGAAGGCGAGATGGCCGCACCGTTGCTGCCGCCGTTGATCAGCCAGGAGTTCCGGTCGGTGAACATCAACAGGCCCGAGGTCTGAGGGACCATGGACTTAATGGTATTCAACTGCCCGGAGACAAGGGTGCCGCTGATGGAGTCCGTGGCCTGAGAGATCGTCGACACGTCGTAGTTGAAGTACGCTCCCGGTTGGGACATGTAGAAGGTCTGAGGCGCACCGAGCGGCGCCGCAAGGACCAAGCGCTGTTGGAAGAACCCCGGCACCGAGGGGTAGCCGTTGGAGGCCGAGGCGAGGACAGCCGTAGCAGCGGCGGCACCGGAGCTGAAGGTGACCGTTGGGGTTGCAGCATAGCCCGAGCCCGGGGATAGGACGTTGACGAGTCCCACGCCCCAGGTTAGGTTGGCTGTGGCGCCAGTGCCAGCGCCGGAGGTAGACAACTGCACCACCGGGTTGGCTGGCGTAGAGCCGGAGGTCACCGAGCCCGGGCTGGCGCCGGTGGTCGACACCGGCTTCCACGAGGTGACCGCGCCGCCTGAGACGGTGTTGACGATCAGGCTCACCCCGTTGGTGAAGGTGACCACATCGTTGACCGCGTAGCCAGAGCCGCCAGCGCCGACGGTCGGGGTCCCTTGGACCTGTAGCACTGCGGCCGCCGAACCGGCGATCGTTGAGGCCGCCCCGGTGAAGCTGACCCCCGGGACACTGGTGTAGACGCCTGGGTTGGTAACATTGACGTGATCGACCCCCGCACCAGCGAAAGGGTTCTTGGTCACCGGGGGCGTCTGCGAGAAGTCCGGCGCGATGTTGGGGTCCGGGAAGGACGTAGCGGCCGAGGTCACCGTGCCGATGAAGCCGTAGGTGCTGCCGGTGGGGATCGGCTGCTTACTGGGGTTGGCCTTGTAGATATTGTAGCCCACGGCGCCCGCGGCCGCATTCCACGATACCGTCACCGAGCCTGAGGTGGTTCGCAGGTCCAGGGCGTAGACCTGGGTCGGACCACCCGGGGCCGATTCCTGGCCGTTGGCATCGATCGAGGTGACCACGTAGGCCCAATAGAACTGGGAGCCAGAATTGGTGATGTCGCCCAGTGGGGTCGCATTGACGCCTGTGGGGGTCGCCGCTGTGGTGCCGAAGTTGATCGCCTGAATGGTCCAGTTGGTCGCCGAGATCAGCGTTAGCACCTGAGGCGGATAGTTCGGATGGCAGAGGATCAGCTGATTGACGTTCTGTGCGTACTTGACCAGCGCGAGGTCCGCGGCCGCATAGGGCGAGGCGATGGTGTAGACGCGTTGGGCCGTCGCAGGCAGAGCGAACGGGTTGTTGATGATCGCGTTGCCGAAGAGGTCGGTCAGGGTGAAGGTATTCGGCGTGGCGTTCTGGATGATGTAGTACCGGTTCCCGGCGAAAATCCAGTCGTTGTTGGAGTAGCCATGGCCACCGGAGGTGAAGACCGTCGGGTTGCCGATGATGGCGCCCGTGATCGTCTTCCCGGTCTCGAGCACCGGGGCCCCGTTGAAGAAGAACCGGATGTACTGGTCGCCGAATTCGAGGACGTACCCGACAGCGAACGAGGCCTGGAAGGGGATCAGGCGTACCGCGGTTGCGGACTTGTAGCACTGGAGAATGTACCGGGACCCGGGCTTGGTGCTGGCGCCACCGCGGTAGTCGACGAAGAAGTTCTCCAGCAGCGCCGCGCCCGAGCGGTACTTGGACAGGTCCACACGGGCGTAGAGCTTCGGGGACCATTCACCGGAGTTGAACGACGCTTGAATTTGGCTCGTCACGGCCCCACCTAGTACATCGGGAAGTAGCTGCCCCAGTCATAGCCTTGATAGGGCCCGGAGTTGACCCCCATGCCGTCGACGTAGGCCGCGCCGCGAATGCGAATCCAATCGGGGGTGACGTCGTTGATGGTCAGTCCCTCGTTGCCGTCATCTGCGCGGGCGATGCGGATGATGTCGTTGGCTTTGGTCAGGAGGTCGTTGGCGAGTTCCCGGTTGCCCTGGAGCGCCATGCAGAGCCCTGCGCCCCCAGAGGCATAAAGGGCATTACGGAACGCGGGGTCAAAGACATTGGGGTCGATTACCTGTTTCGTGTAGGCGAGGGTCGCGTCCTCTTGGTTCGTGAGGATCACCCGCTGGTCGGTTTGGGGCCCGAAGGTAAGGTTGAACGAAGCTCCAGTGCCCGCGCCGGTGCTCGAGCCCTGTGCAACTGGATTCGCCTGGGGAGAGAAATAACTTCCGCCGAGCGGATTGGCCGATCCGGCGACGACGTTGATGACGTCAACCCCTGTGATAGCACCGCCGACGCCCACGCTAGTGACGCGTAGCTGTGCTGGAGCCCCAATTGGTGGACTAGTTGTTGGGCCGCTAGGCAGAGTGATAACATCGCCCACTGCGTGTCCAGAACCTCCAACAGCAACAGCTGCCGCGGTGACAGGGTAGAAGGCATCGGTTTGCACCTTAAAGCGGACCGGTTGGCCCCACCACCACGAGGATGCGCCGCCAGTGACGGCCGTGGTGATCGGAACGCCCCCGGCATAGCCGGTTTGGGTTGAGGGGATGATCCATCGCGCCGCGAGGCAGTCGACGGGATACTGGTACTCGTAGGCCCAGGGCGGGGCTGGTTGCCCGGGCTGCCAGAGGTTGGTCGCCGGGGAGGTGTTCTCCGGCGTCCCCGGTTGCGAGGTGATGTAGGTCAGATTCGCGGTCTTCATGGCACAGTCCCAGGGAGCCATGCGGAGCAGCTGGTCCCTGAGTTCTGTGTACATGAGGTTGAACTGGATCGCCTCGTTGGAGGTGTTATTGGCGATCTCAGCATCGGTCACGGTCGTACGCGTGCCGAGCTTCTGGAGCATCCGGTTGCAGACGTCCGTGACCGTGGTCATGGGCTAGTGCCTTCCTTGCGTTCCGCAGGTGCCGTGGTTGGTGCCGCCGAGACCGGGGGCCTCACGCGACTGGGAGGTCGGACCCTTGGGCGGCGAGTACGGCAAGGGCTTGGGCGACTGGCGCCCGCCGTTGTGACCTTGGGACCCCATCACAGCCTCCGAATCGGCGAGGGCTCGCCGGGACCGGGAGTGGGCGCCGGGGTTTCCGGATCGACGTCCTCGCCGGTTTCCTCCTCGCGGACCTCGGCCTCCTCGCGAAGCCGGGCCTGCTCGGCATCATAGCGCCGCTGCTCCATTTCCTTCGCGCGCTCGGCACGACGACGGGCGATCGCCTTGGCTTCCTCGTTCAGGTGCTCAAGCTCAGCCTGAGCGATGCCCAGCAAGGAAGTGCACCGCGGCGCAACCGTGGCCACCTTCTCGGCGATGGTCATCAGCTGCGACACCCGCTGGAAATCGAAGTCGTGGATTTCCTGGAGTTCGTCCTGGTCCTGCATCTCGAAATCGTCATCGACGCCGTTCTTGTTCTCGTCCGTCATTTGTGCTTCCCTTGGCTGCCACAGTGGTGGATGGTGGTGCCCCGCATGGGGGCCTCGAGCCCACGGCCCTCGTAGAGCGGGAGGCTGTTGACCCGAGACTCGATGATGCCGAGTTCGGCCACCGCTGCGGGGTTAACCGCGCGGGACCGGGGCTCGGTCTTAGTGGAGCCGGAATGGCTCGATTGGGCTTGACCCTGTTTCACTTGGGTTTCTCCAGTTGGCGAGTGTGGTCGTAAACATTGCCCGAACGTTGGGCCATGTCTCGGCGAACTTGCTCGAAGGTTCCCCCGTCGGTGTGCAGATCGTCGAGCAAGTGACGAAAACGATCTGCACAACGTTCCATTTCGCGATCGATGTAATCCGGGGCCTTGAGGCCTAGGGAGTGGTACTCGCCTTTGATGTGGACCACATCGTGGAAGTAGTTCGCGAACCGGCGCATCTTCTCCGGGACCTCAGCCTCGGCCTCATGCATGGCGAAGATCGCCCGCCCCAGCTGCTGCCGGACGGTCCGGAGTTCCCGCCAGATGCGGATCAGGAGTTCCTTCTCGTTCGCCGAGTACGCCGAGGATTCAAGCTGCTGGTCTTGTTCTTCTTCATCCGACATAGGGGCCTCACGGATTGAAGTTAATATCGCTGAGCGCCGGGCCGGTGTAGTTCGACCCTCCGGGCTGACCGTTGCTAACGAGCCGGGTACACCCGTTGACGGCATTAGGCGGTCCAAGCAGGAAGTTGCCCGGGGTGTTGGTGTTGGTAAGGCTGAACATCCCAACGCAATCGACACCGCCGATAACCGACCGGGCCCGAACTTGGCCGTTGGCGATGCCTCCCGGGATGTTAATGGTCGCTGGGTTAATCACCTGCTCGGCGTGGATGCCCTCGATGGTGACGAAGCCCCCGGTGATGACGAGTCCATCTTGGCGCGGACCGCCAGAACCGGAGGCAAGCCCAGCGACGTTGATGTCCCGGATTTTAACCTGCGTTGTGCCGTAGCTGAGGATCACATGAGGGCCGTTAGCTCCACCGCAATTGGCGTTGGACTTACCGCCCTTGTATTCGACGCCATCCATCAGGATGTAGGTCGCGCCGCCGTAGCCGATCTCGTAGGTTGCGCTGCGCCCGCAAGCCCCGGGGTAGATCACCATGCTGCGCATGCCGGCTTCGTGCTGCGCGTTGTTGGTGTAGATCGTTGAGCGCGCCGAGACCCCGGCGATGTCGAACTGATTGAAGATTTGGAAGTCTTGCAACAGCGTGCCAAAGCAGGCGATGTGCGAGAACGAATTGCAGAGCTCCCACTGATTGCTCGTGGCGGAGAAGGTGTTGCAGAACTTGATGACGGACACATAGTTGCCCTGGCCCTGGGTTATCACACCCTGAGGGCTGACAATGGGCACTGTGGCGCCGCAACCGACCATAGCGGTGCCCTTGACGAGGAGTACCTTACCGCCAACACCGCCACCGGTGTCGAGAATGTTCTGAGTCGGGTACCCAGCGAAGCTCAACGCGTTTTGCAGCGTGGTGTAGTTGTCGGTCGCCGTGCCGTCGGTTCCAGCCCAGTCGAACTTGACGCCCATGGCGCGGGCGTCAAGGCCCGCTGCCGGGTAGACGATCTGCCACTTGTTGCCAGCGGAGTCGGTAAAAGACCCAGTGGGGGTCGAGATCGAAGAGATGGTCCACGACGGGGTAGTGGTGCACCCCGGGATGGCGGCAGTAAGGACGTTCCCCACGGCGTAGCCACCTGAGGCAGCCCCGTTGTAGCCCCCGACATTGGCGATGGAGGTGACGACGTTTCCGGCGACCGTGATCACCGCCGCGACATTGGAGGCCCCAGACCAGTCCGAACCGCGGCCGGAGCCGCCTGCGAGCGGTGTGGTGTAGTAGGTCCCGTTGGTACAACCGGAAGTTCCGTTGTTGGTGATCGATCCACCGGTGATCCGGGTGTCAATGAAGTTCCCAACGATCTTCTGGAATGTGGCCCCGCCACCATCGCCGGGGGTGGAATAGCCCTGCGTGCTGATGACCGAGAATGCTGAGAGATCGAGCGCTGCCGCAGCGGCCCGGGAGGGGAACAACGGGATCGCATTCGCCGCAAGGTCGGTGCTGGTGACGGCGCCATCGACGATCTTAGCGCTGGTAATTGAGCCGTCGGCGATCTTCCCGGAAGTAACGGCGTTGGGTTGGATGGTGACCAGCCCCGAGGGAGTGGCGATCGTTGCATCGCCATTGGCGGTGAAGCCCCCTAGAGCGCCGCCGTTGTTGTACTGGATTTGGCCATTGGCGCCACCGGCCGCGCCGAGGAATGCCGACGGGTTTGTGGGGATCGGGACATTGGGCGAACCAGTGACGTTGCCGCAGACGGTGTTATTGGGGAACACACCGTTGCACTGTGCCGACGCGGCGGCCGGAGCGAGGATCAGGGCGAGGGCTAGGAGGAGCTTCTTCACTGAATTAGATTCCAACTACCGGAGGCTATGAGCGGCACGAAGATCAAGGACCCACGGGGTGAGGCCAACCGAACGGACGGGAGACCCGAGATGTTCTCACCGACGGCCGGGAAGATATTGTAAGTACGAGACCCCGCAAAGCCGCCAATGTCAACCACGGTGACGGGATTGATGACCCACTGACCGGGGATGGCCTGGGGTCCGGCTGGCGAGGCCTTGGCGGACGGGAGAGTGATGTTCACGTCCGCGTCGACGTTGATTGTGACAAGGGAAGTGCCGCGCTGGAGGATGGTGCCCCCAGCGGCGGTCACGGGCAGCACGGCGTCCACGGGGACCGACACCCAGCCGACCGAGGGGCCCATGTACTGGCGGACCCATTGGCGGAAGGTCCCGCCCTGATCAAGGTCAAGCTGGGATGCCATGGGGTTACTTTCCTTTCGGCTTGATCCGACCGGTGCCCTTATCGGCCCGGTTGAACTCCTTCGCGACCTTCTGCGGAATGCCGACCTTCTTCGCGAACTTGGGCGAATGGGCGGCAGCCGCCATGGTTCGGGCTTGCTTAGCGCTCTTGCTGGGCATTATACCCTCCGAACTTCCGACGCCTGGGGCGGGGACTTCTGTGCGGCTTCGAGGGCCGCCACTCGGGCGAGCAGGGCGTCATACTGCTCGCGCGGAACAGCAGTGGTGGGAACCTGGGCCGCCTCGGCGACCTTGGAGAACGCGGCCATGATCTTCGCCATGAAGGCCTCCTCGTCGGAGTTCATGCCGCCGTTGGCCGGAAGGGACTCGATCGGGTTGATCCAGCGTTCACGGAGGCGCTCGGTGATGGCCTCGGCCTCGGCGTTGAGCGGCTCCATTTCCTGGGTCGGGTCACCGACGAAGGCTAGGTCCTTGCTGTACTTGTGGGCGCCCTCGACGTCGTGGCAGACGATGATCTCGCCCGGGTAGTTGCAGTCCGCGGGGTCCTTCGGATCGAGCAGGATCGGCACGCCGTAGAGCTTCCGGACCGTGCGGCCGGACTCACGGGCGGTCTCCTTGTGCTCCCACTCCACCTTGGTACCGTCGGGGAGTTCGGGGACCCTGAGATAATGGGGGCCAATCAGGCGCCAACGGGGGCATTCAGTCATAGGATTCTCCTGGGGGTTATCGCATTCTACGTGCGCGAAGAACATACGTTGCTGTTGGCTGGGTGCCGGACCCAACCCACTGTATGTTGAGGAAGTAAGAGGTAGTTCCGGACAAAAGGACTTGAGCTGGTGGGAACGCGAGATTGGCTGGCGTGTCGGCAGCTGAGGCCTGTCGGACGTGGTACGGAACGGTCCCAGCGATCGCGGTGAGAGAAGCAGAGGACGCCGATACGGAGGCATACCAGTCTGTGGTATTGGTGCCGCCACCAGTGGCGGTAGTGATCGACGCCGAGATGTCCCAATCGCCAGCGGTCAGCGAGATCGTTGCAAGCTGGGCGGTAACAGTAGAGGACAGGACCCCTGAGGTCCCCGTTGACATGACGACTTCGCCGACGTTGCCAGCGCTAGCCGCGGAGTTAGTCGCGATGCCGGGGGTTGCGCCAGTGGTGGTGCAAGTGCCCGAGGTGGTGATCGCAGTGCCGTAGCAGGTGACCGAGGTGACGGTACCGGTGCCGGATACGGTGGCCCAGGAGTTATCGCCACGGAGGTAGGTGGAAGCGGACGGAGTGCCTGTGGCAGCGAGGCCGGTCGAGGGGACCAACCCGGTCGCGTTGGTCAGGGTTGCCGAGGACGGTGTGCCGAGAGCGCCACCAACGAAGTAGGCCGCACCAGTGCCGGTTTCGTCGGTGAGGCAGCCACGGAGGTTAGCTGACGAGGGCGTGACGAGCCAAGTCGTGCAGCCGGTGCCAGCCCCGGTGATGTTGCCCGCGGCTACGGCATTTGCGGTGCCAGCGGTGAGGCCTGAGGCGGTACCGGTGAGGTTCGTGGCAACGCCCGCGGAGGGAGTGCCGAGGTCGCCGCCTTGGAAGTATGCGAGGCCGGTACCGGTTTCGTCTGTGATCGCGGCGCGGAGATTGGCTGAGGTCGGGGTGCCGAGCCAGGTAGCGACACCGGTGCCAAGGCCAGTGACGTTGGTGATCGCTGGGGTGCAAGCGGACTGGGCGGCCCCGGTGACGAGGCCCTTGGCGTTGACGGTGATCGCAGCGCAGAAGGTGGCCCCGCCCCAGGTGCCGACGTTGGAGTTGACGGTCGCGAAGGTGACCGCACCGGTGCTGGTGTTGATCGTGGCATCGCCCGAGGCCGTGAAGCCGCCGAAGGCCCCAGCGTTGTTGTATTGGATTTGGCCCGAGGTGCCGCCCGGAGTGCCGCCGCCACCACTGACAGGGAGGCCGTTGACGTACACGCCGGTGGCGTTGATGGTCCCCGCGCCCATGCGACCGCCCGAGGCCGCACCGAAGACCGCGCCGTTGGGGTTCAGGTCCAGCAGGTTGTTGGCGTTGCCGGGGAGGCCCTGCCACCAGCGGACACCGCCTGGGGCTGATCCCGGGTTCGCAGTGTTGTAGAGGTTGACGACCGAGTTGGACGTGTCGAGGCTGGCGCCCCAAAGCGAGGACTGGCCCGGGGCGAGTTGGACATCGCGGACCTGAGCGAGGGCCGTCCAAGGGTCTGCGAAGAGCGCCCAAGAGAGGGCGGCGATGCCAAGCGCGCGCCTCATTGTACGGACCCTCGGATGAAGCCGGTGATGGTGCCGGTGGTCTTGGTGAAGCAATTGGCGCCAGAGGACAGCACAGCCGTGATGCCAGTGGAGAAGCGCGAGGCCGGGCCCGGATTGTAGGACACCGAGGCGTTGCCATTGGCGGGCAGGGCCGCGCATTCGAGCGGGGTCACTGCGCCATCGGCCGGGGCCGAGGTGGCATCGAGAACGAGCAGGAAGCCCGGGGTCGCGGTGTGATTGGCCGCGAAGATCGAATAGAGGTTGCCGGCTGAGGCCTTGAGGACGTGGGTGGCCTCGGCCGCGGTGGAGACCACCGGGACGATACCGGCGTTGGCCGAAGAGGACGCCCGCTGGCCGACAGCAGCTACACCGAAACCGGTCGTAAGGGAGGACCCGGCTATGTCCCGCTGGATCGATAGGGTCGATCCGTTGTAGAGCATGTTCTGGTTGTAGATGCCAAGGAGGTTGGTACCGGCCACGCCATCGGCGCCCTGAGCGGACACTGTGGCCGGGCCCACAGCCCCGTTGCCGATCTGGACCCACCACGCTTGGGCGTTGGTACCGGCGTTGCCTTGGTTGACCGTGCCGATGCTGGTGCTGCCACTGGGGCCGAGGAGCAGCTTGCCGGTGCTGTCGCATTGGGCGTAGCCGACGCGGCCGGAGGTAAGGGTCGGCGGGGCCGCGTTGTAGGCGCAGAGAATAGCGATGGTGCCCGCAGGCGGGGGCATGGAGACTTGCTGGGCTGACGCGGCGGAAGCCAGCCCGAGGGAGACGACAATCGCCGCGATCAGCTTGCGCATGCTAGGAGACCTTATACCAAGAGGTGTTGGCGCGGCGGAACACAAACCGCGAACAGGAGTTGGCGCCTTGTGTGGTCACCGTGAAAGGCCCGGCGACAAGGGCCTGCCCGGTGTTGGCCACGAAGGACACCACGTTGGTGGCGAACGGGGTCGCGGTTACGTTGCAGAATGCAACCACGGCACCGTCGGTGAGCGGGTTCGGCGGCAGGGTGATTGTCGCCGCCGAGGGCTGAGCGCCCACAAGGAGCATCCCGCCTTCGGAGAGGCTGGCGGTGGTGCCGGTGCCGACGGTGAAGTTGCCGGTGATAGTCAGTGGCACCGCGGCCACTGAGTTGCGGACGAGGTTGGAGGTGATGTAGCCTCCAGGGCCGCCCGGCCCTTGGCCCGCCTGCCAAGTCTCGTTGCCGGACAGGTTGTCCTGAACGACGGCCTGAGCAGACGCGGCTAGTGGGGCCAGAAGCCCCACCGCCAGTGCCCCGAGTAGGAGCCATTTGCGCATTGCGATCTCCTCAGTTGTTGATCGTGATGCCCGCGGGATAGCCGCCCATGATGGCATTGTCGGTGCCTTGATAGGGCTGGTCGTCGCGGTCAAGGACGATGTAGGAGTTCACCGTGCCCGCGGTCATGGTGGCGCCGGCAATGGTGTAGAGCAACTGGAGGTACCGCGGGATCGCGGCGCCATCCGGCGGCCGGGGCATGTCCATGTCCATCAGGCGGGAGCCCGCGTTGAGGGTCGCCAGCGCGTAGGCCGGCGAGGACCACCAAGTGGTGAACGCGGCCGGGGCACCAGCGCCGTTGTCCACCGCGCCCTGGAGGGCAACGGCAAGGGTACCGGCGCCGCCCGAGGTGAAGGTGGTGGCCACCTGCACCAGCAGCTTCATCGCCGGCTTGTCGCCGATGCCAATGTCACGGGCACCGCCGCCCTGAGCAGAGCTCGGAATGCCCGAGGTGATGCCGAGGTCGATGATGTTCGTCGAGACGTAGGTCCCGACCGCCTGGGCGAGGTTCTGGTTCGCCGAGAACTGGAGAAGTGCGTCAAGGATCATGGTGCTGGGTCTCCCTTAGACGACCTGAGCTTCGTTGGACAGGATCGCGTCGCAGGTGCGAACCGGGATGCCGCGGAAGGTGGTCACGACCTTGCCGTTGAACTCCTCGAGCCGGAGCAAGACGTTGGTCTTGTTCATGGCCTGGAGATCGAGGTAGGTCCGGATTGCGCGATTGCAGTAGATATAGGTCGTGCCCATGTTGGCACGGACCTCGGGGGTGTCGGAGGTCTGGATCGCCGTGGCCTGCGACGGAGCGGTGGGCAGACGATACAGGGCGCGGACGATCAGGTTGATCAGGTTCGCCGCCGAGACACCGGTGAGCTGGGTCACGTCGATGTTCGCAATGCGGGCAGTGTAGCGCCAGTCGCGGAGGCAGAGACCGACTTCCCACTTGAAGTGGTCGCGGTAGGCTTGGTAGGTGTTGCCCGACGCGTCCTGCACCGGCCACTCGCCCATGTCGCGGTGCTGGAGGCCGGTGATCTTGCCCTTGGGGAAGATGCCGTGGATGGTATCGTTGCCCCAGGTAACGATCCACATGGAGGTGTTGGTGTTGGAAGTGCCGCCGCCATCAAGGACGTTGTTGGCCGTCTGCGAGTTGGCGGTGTTGAGGGTGGAGTACCGCGGGGCCAGGCCCGTGAAGCGCTCCGGGTTGATGTGCTGGTTGCCGTAGATGAAGGTCGCGGCCACCTGCTGGGACATGCCCTGGAGGAAGGCGCGGACCTCGGACAGGCGGAACTCAGCGGTGTTGCCGTTGAGGTCAGCGATGTCCTTGTCGATGACCGCGTAGGTCTCGAGGTTGCCGCAGGTATCGATGATCTGCGCGGTGGTCGACTTCGCGTTCGGGACGCCGGCGTTCAGCAGACGCCAGGTGGCCTGCGGGAGGCCAGTGCGAACGGTCGTCTTGTGCCCGGTGGGCAGGTTGCCCTCCATGACGAGGATGTCATCGAGGATTTCGTTGGTCTGGGAAAGAAGCTCGATGATCGAGGCGACGCGGTAGCCATCGTCCATCCGCTTGGCCCAGTCAGCGTACGTCAACGCGACGTTGCCGATGATTGCCATAGGTCAAGTCCTTAGTAGGGGTTGAGGGGAGGGTGGGCAGTGCATCTGGTTCATCGATCTGGCCTATGGCGTTCAGCCGCTCTGCGGCTCGATTAACCAAGATTGGGGTAAAGGGCCTTCGCGGGCGTCGGCCGGGCGTTGGTGCCCGGTGCACGCTGGCCTTCGGGCGAGGGACCCTTGCCGGTGACAGGGCGGCCTTCGGAGACGGCCTGGGAGAGCTTCCACAAGGCCTTGACGAAGGCGGGGTGATCGCCGGCACCGGTGAGGTCCATCGCGGCCTGGAATTCGGCGCGGAGGGCCGGGTCGAGGGTGCCCAAGGCGCGGCCGATGTCGACCTTGACGGCATCGATGCCGGTCTTGCCGTCGGTGGTGTAGCTGGAGACCTCGGCGTCGGCGAGGGTCTTAGCGGCCCACTCCTTACGCATTTCGGTGTAAGCGGACTCCTGCACTGAGGGCAGCGCGGCCTTGAGTTGGTCAGCGTGGAAGGAGACGAGGCGCTGTGCGGCCTCCTGAGACAGGCCCAGTTCCTTGAAGATAGGCGTCGCAGCCTCGAGAGTCTCCTTCGAGAGAGTCAGGCCCTCGGGGAGGGTGAACTCGGCGTAGGCCTCCGGAGCGCCCTGCGTCGGGGGCTTCGGGGGATCGCCCTCCTTGGGCGGCTCAGGAGTCTGCGGAGCCGGGGGTGTCTCCCCCTTCGCCGGTGGAGTCGGCGGCGTCGGGGGCGTCGTCTGATCCAGAATCTCCCCCGTCGGGCTCCGGGCTGCGTCGTCGTTCATCAAGGGCGTGTCGGACATTGGCTTCTCTCTGTGCTTCGATGTAAGCATCGGGACACGCGGTCATTATGTCGGCCAGGAGACGAAGGCCGACCGCGCGGGAGCCTTCGTTGAAAGCGGTGGCATCGGCCGCGCCGATGACGTAGGTGGACGAGAACACCGAGCAGCCGGAGAGGAGGTTCCACATCCACTCCCGGCCCTCGATGGTCGACATGATGTTGCGGACCACGGCCTGCCGAGCGGCCTCGGTCTTGCGGGCGAGCTTCTCAGCCTGACGGACGGATTTGCGATCGCCAGCAGAGATGGTCACGAGGGCTTCCTCCGACCTTCTTCAAAGGCTTCGCGACCGTCCATGGAATTGTGAACGATCACGCCCTCCTCATCCATCCATGGTTTACACCAACAGGATGTATGATCATTGGTCTCGTGCTCCCGAAGATCGTTGAGCGGATAGCAATGATAGCGGGGGATGTTGAAGACATCTATCATGGCGCCACCCCTCCCATCGCCTGAAGGGCATTGACGCCGCCCCCGAGGTCGGTGTCCGAGAGGTTCTTGCCCGCCTGCGACAGGGCAGCGATCTGCTCGGCCTGCTGCTGCTGGGCCATCTGCTGGGCGCGCTGTTGGCGAATTTGGGCCACGGCCTCGGGACTCCGGATTATCTTGGGGTCGTTATTGAGAAGGGCTGAGTATTTGTCAAGCGCGTAGTCGGTGTCGATGTTGTCCATGATCTCGGGTTTGGCCGCGAGGAGGTTGCCGGCGACCGCGAGCAGGCGGTCGATGCCTCCGGACTTCGCAGCGTCCTGGGCCTGCTTGAGCATCGATACGTAGTCGACGCTGATCATCTGGCCTTGGATTTCAGGCGGGGCCGGGGGCAGGATGCCCGCGCGAGTGGCGATGTCGAACACGCGATCGAGGATCGGGCCGAGGCCTTCGTAGTCGATGCGGTCGAGGGCCGGGCCCAAGGCGACAAGGGACTCGGACTTGCGCATGTCCCATTCAACGGCGGTGACGTTCGACCGGGTTTCGTATTGCGAGGCGGTCATCAGGACGTCGTTGAAGAAGATGCGCGACAGGCGCTGCTTGACCTCAAGGAGGTCCTGCGTGATGGCGTCCACCGGGAACTGATGGGTGTCGTAGATCGACGCGATGGCCGGTTTGCCGCCGTTGGCGGCCATGCCCTGGATGTAGGTCATGCCGCCCGGGAGGAGCGAGGCCGGTTGGTTCTTGAGTTGGACATCGGCGACCAGCGGCGGGTTGACCATCTTGTCGATGGCTTGGGCCTTGCGCCGGGTCTCAAGCTGGACCTGTTTCTGGTCGGGCAGGGCATCCATGCCGGGCGAGCGGCCATAGGCGTCGTTGCTCACGAGGTCCCATCGGCAGGCGATGTTGGGCTGAGAGTAGTAGCCCTTACGCCGGAGGAAGCCCTGGGGCTGGTAGTTGCCGCCCTGAGGCGATGCCGAGCCGCCCCATTCCCAGTAGAGTTCGCGGAAGGCGAACCGGTCGGAGAAGCCGAACTCCGGGCCGCGGCCGTCGTCATTGGGCTCGATGGAGTGGGCGACGATGATCTCGCGGGTGAGGTTGGCGCCACCCGGGTCGTCGTAGAGGCGGCGGACGGTTTCGGAGCAGTTCTCGTAGCCGAACTCGTCGACCACGGCCGCGACGGTTAGGGTGAACTCCCGGTAGAAGATCGTCGGGCGGTACTTGCCGTCGATGTCGAGGTAGTATTCCCCAGCACAGGGATTGATGCAATTGATGACGTTCTCGAAGTCCTCGTAGATCAGCATGACCGCCGTGCCGAAGATCACGAGGTCGTAGTAGAACTGGGCGATGGCGTTGTAGAAGTTCGACGAGGAGAAGATCAGGTAGAGGATGCGCTCACATTCGGCGAGCCAGAGCGACACTGGGGAAGTGGTAGTACTGTCCACAGTTCCAACACGTAATTTGAACCACGGGCGTGTTGGGGACGATTTCCCAGAGACCAAACCAGAGGCTAGGTTCCGTGCACAGATCACACCCGTAGAGTCGAGGATGTGCTGGTTGATCGGCGACCCGCGGGCCATCTGGTTCGGCGTGACGATCCATTTGTATCTCCTGGGGAGGAAGTAGTCCGCGAGTTCGCGCCAGTGGGTCCACCACGAGTAGCGGTTGACCCGGAGGCCGAGGAGGCGGCCTTGGGAATAGCGGAGGGCGGCGACGTCAGCGGCGGTCGGCTGGCGGGTGAGGGAGTTGTCGACCATCATTTACCCCGCTTCTTCAACCATTGATCGACAAGCTGCTTATCGAGAGTGTGTGCCCCAAGCTTGTCTCCGAGTTCAGTTGTTGCTTCCATTGGCAACTGCTCTCCGGGGTATTGTACAATTGGGCCAATATCATCGTGTTCACGCCGATCTTCGATATTCTCGTATTTGCGAAAGTCTGCGTAAGGTTGCACCAGCCGCCCTTCGGCATGCATCTGTGCGGCGGCCATTAGAGCCCAAGGCTCGTCCGGGGGCGAGGGCGCAGGACCCTTGGCGCGATCGGCGGCGGTAGTGATGGGAACGACGGGCATGGGCGCTCATTGCCCTAGGAGGGTCTTCTGCCCAGACTGCGTGGGCGGTGTGGCCGCGGCGCCGATGAAGGTCGGCTGCTGGGGCTTGGTCTGCTTCGCGGAGCCCTGCGGAGACTGGGCCGGAGGGGCGGGCGCAGGGGGCGCAGCCGGTGTGGGCGCAGAGCCGCCACCGATGAGCGAGGAGCCTGCGGCCGCTGCGCCTAGGCCGCCAAGGGCCAAGCCGGTCAGGGTGATGGGGTCAACAGAGCAGAGGGCCAGTCGGCGCTCAGCCCAGCATTCGTTCAGGCGCGTATGGATCATATTCGCACTCGGCTTGGTTGGGGTTGTGAAGGTGGGCGAACTCGCCCCCGGCGTTGGCGTTGCGGAACAACGGGCCGCCGAAGGTCAGGGCAAGGGCATCGAGGTCATCGAGCTCAAGGTCAGGGTTCTCTTCGAGGAGGTCCTCTTTGGAGACGAGCTGGATTTCGTCCTTCTTGTTGAAGGTGTACTTGATGGCGAGCATCGCCGTGCGGAGTTCGGGCGATGGGGGCAAGGCGCCGGTTTTCATCCAGGCACGCAGGGCGCCATACATGGCCGCGCGCTTGTTGGCATAGCGCTCGCCCTGGGTATCGGTGGTAACCCCGGTGATGTCGTCCTTGCCGCCGAACTGGACTTCCCAAACGTAGAGGCGCTTCTCACGGCACTGGTCGACTACGCCACCGCCGACGCCACCGCCGTCGATGAAGATGCCATCGGGGTGCCATTCGGTGAAGGCGTCGAAGACCCGATTGGCGAGCTCGGTGGTGGAGATGCCCGAGTAGCGGCGGCGTGGGATGCTACGAGCGTCACGGCCCTTACGAGGGAAGATGACAGATGAGTTACGGCCAAAACGCGCAACGTCAACTCCAAGGGCGAGGGGCGTGAAAGCGTCGACAAATACCTCGCGGTCAGGAGACATAGCTGCGTCAACGTCAGCGGCGGAGAAGAACTCCATCTCGCCGTGGCGGGGGAACATGCCCTTGACGCGAATGCGGAACCAGTCGGAGTCTTCGCCATAGATGGCCTCCCAGCGCTCGAAGCGGGCCTTGTTGGTGATGGCGACCGTGCGGGAGTCGAGTTGGCGGCTACGCCACATTGAGGCGTGCTTGCCGCCCTCGAAGCACTCGCGGAAGCGCCCGGAGTTCCGGGTGGGGTTGCCGAAGACCAGCCAGATGATCTGGGTGTCAGCATCGGTGGTGGCGCCCTCGATGGTTTCCCAAATGATGTCCGCGATGGCCGAGGCCTCGTCGAAGACAATGAGCAGGCGCTTGCCCTTGTTGTGCATGCCCGCGAAGGCTTCGGGGTTGGTCTCCGACCACGCGATCATATCGATGCGCCACGTGCGCTCGCGGGTGGGGTCCTTGGAGACGAGGGAGGTCGCGTTTAGGACGAAGTGATCCCGGGCGAACCAGCAGAGGTTGAACCACCGACCGAGTTCAGCCCAGGTCTTGGTCTTTAGCTGCGTCTCAGTGTTTGCGGTGACCACACCGCGGCAGTCGGGGTAGGTGGTGAAGGCCCAGATGATGAGCATCGAGACGAGCGCAGACTTGCCCACGCCGTGGCCGGAGGCGGTGGCGAGTTGAATGGCCTCATCAAGAGTGAGCAGCCCAACGCGGATGTGCTCCATGATCTCGCGTTGCCACTCAAGGGGCCCGTCGTACTTCTCGAGCACGGTCCCCTGTTCGCCCCAAGGGAAGGCGCCAAGGACGAAGGCTAGGGGGTCGTCGGCGACCGAGGCGAGCCACTCAAGGAGGGCCGCGTCCATTGCATCCTCAGCGCCGGCGACGCCAGAGCGATCTAGCGCCAAGGACGACCGACTGTCATCAACGCGATCAAGCATCTGGCGCCACCGACCTCGGGGAGAGCATTAGGCACGCCTCCGGAATGGGGGCGGAGGAGGCACTGGCCGCTGGGGTGCAACGGGTGATGCCTCCTCCGATCGCGAGGGACCAGGGACAGGCAGGGCGTTCCCCTCGACGATTCGTAAAGTGGGTGCGCGCTCGGAGCGCAGGCGAGCGGCTTCGAGCTTCGCAGCGAAGTCGACGTTCACGTTCAGGTTCTTCGTCTGCTTGCCGTAGCCGGTACGGTCGAGGCCGAGTTCGGCGATCCCCAGGAGGTCGCGAGTCGGGAGGTATTCGCCCTTCTCTGCAGCCTCATCGAGCTTGTCCGAGAGCATGGCCTGGGCCTTAAGCGCGTTGGTGCGGAGGTAGTCGACGACCGGATCGCCAGCGGAGGCGAACTCAGCGTCGATCATCGCCCGCTTCTCGGCGATCAGCTGGACCAT